GGCGGGGATATCATCAGCACCGCGCCATTGGGAACCGCGGCCGCTAATTGCTCTAGTGTGGTTGTATTGGAAATTGTGACACCCAGCTGTGACGCTGCCGTGTACGTTTGCAACAACTTGGTCTCGTTAATCTGGTTGATTAGGTTGAGCAGATTTCCAGCGCTGTCTCCCCCTAGCGTGTTTTTTGCTGTGTCAAACCACGTTGTAAAGTCTGTCATGGCTCCGGCTTCTATATCATCCAACGCCGCTTGTATTTGCGCATACAGGGTGCTGGTGTCCAGATCGCCTATCATGGTCGCGATACCGCACACTGTGCTATCCAGTCGTTTATCCGTGATGCGACTTTGCGTGATGCTGGTAACACCGGCACCCACCAGCACCGTGGACACGCAAAGGTCATACACATCCGCGCTTCGTGTCGGTGCCGGCGCTATCGGGCTTGCCGCTGGCGTGCCTGGCACAATGCAAGCAAATATGGATCGAGTAGCGCGGCTCCAGCGGATCATTACCGCATCGATTCGCCCCAGGCTCGCATGCGCTGTATCGATAGATAGCGTTAACGCAGCGCTGTTTGCGTACCGATACCCGTTGATCAATGCAGCGCCAGCAGCCAGCTTTACGCCCATGCTTCCAGCATTCGCCGTCACGTTGAGCGCTCCGCTGGGTTTCAACAGCACGCCGCTACTCACAAAAGCGGCAAAGTAGTCAGCCCAATCCTCCGCCATATAGCGGCGGTCGCCGCTGATGCTGTTGAAAAAACTCGATTTCTCCGCCATTGCCTTCACCTTCCTTTTGCATATCTCCGTAGCGCGCTACGCAAGGTTGGCGTGCCGCCGCCGAACACCAGCTCTAGCTCTACTTTGTTATCTTGCCATGTCTGTGTTACCTCTGTAATGCGCTCATTCATCGCCACACCCCACCGCCAGTCAATGCAGGTCACTCGGTCGCCCAAATCATAATCCGTTCCAAATTGCATCTTCGCATTTGGGCTTACACTGGCAGTAAATGTCTGCTCCACTGTATTGAGTTTTAATTGTTCATTACCGCGCTGTCGAAGGATGTTTCGCACTTGAGCTTCCGTCAGGGTAACAGTCTCTCCGTCTTCTTCCGTGTAGGTTTTGCTGATATCGCTTGCCTCTACCGCCAGCTCCCTGCGCTCCAACCCTGTGCGGGTTGAATTGACCACCTCGGTATATTCATTACCGTATACATAGGCCACGTTACGGTATGCTTCGGTGCTGCGCGTGTAGCCGTGTGTTCCCAGCATGCCAAATTCTGTGGAGAAGATGCAAGGATCTTGGGCGCTTTGCTCCACGGTTAAGTCCTGCCCCCGGTACACATCAAAGGCGTGTGTCTTGGCCAGCGGATCTGTCCACACCCTAAGCCCTAGATCGGAGTCGGCAAGAAGATCCTCCACATTTTCATTCAACTGCGTGTTTTCGGTACTGGCATAATCGCTGATGTCCGCATCCGCATAGGTGGAGCGCGCACGGATGCTTGAATACGGAAATTTGCGCGAGGTGTCCGTAGGTGCGGTTATGTTTTGAGCGATCAGCCGTAACAGTATCTGCTGCCTCGTAAGCCCGGAGGAAACGATTTGTCGAATGGTCACCCGCCGATCCATCCAGCACATCAGGGTTCTCCCGGTTGCTTCAATCAGTTCTTCTTCATCTTCGTTCTGCGTAAACCCCACGTATTCGATTTCCATCGCCTCGGTACCCCCGCGCTGCATCACTAGGTTGCCAGCTGTTAGGTACTGGGCATAATCGCTTCGGTAGGGCACTAGTAGCCTGAATTCTCCAGCGGTCTGGTACCGTCTTGTCCATATCAGCGTGCGAAATTTCTCTGTGATTCCCAGCGAATCAAACGCCGGGTTGTACATATACAGTTCCAAGGCTACACCCCCAAGAAGCGATTTGCATATTCAACCGTAACGCTCATGTTATTGGCGCCTGAACTCGCTCCGCAAGTCAGCAGGTTATCCCCAACGCTCAATTGTATGAAAATCGTACTGGCATCCAATAGCCGAAATATGTTTGTTCGTATCCCACTTCGCACCAGCACCGCATCCTTCTGCCCATAATGGGTGGTTACCTCGATCAGGTCTCCTGCCACCATGGTTGTCTTGATTTTCACCGTTTCAAGGGTTTCAGCATCGGTCAGGTATGGATTGGTTACCGATCCCTCGGCAACGAAGCGGATCTTCATGCCGCATGCAACATCGCCGTCATTTCTTGCTGTAACAATGCGCTCTGTGCTCCTTGCCCCAATCTCCCACTCTTCGTTAATCATAAGGCCATCGGTTTCTTCAAAAGCCATCATACCTTCCCATCTCACTACGGGAACAATTTGGTTGCTCGTTTCCTGCCAAAATGGGGACAGGCAGCGCATTTGAATGATGAACTTCGGCCATCTCCCCTGCGTATAGCTAGGGCATTTTTCCGCATAGCAGGTGATTTGGCGAATCAGGTCGCCGCACACATAGGTAAGCGTCCCGCTCTGTTTAGGGCTCATAGCATGGTTCAATTGCCTTCGTAACTCGATCTGCCTTTGTAGCGATGTGGATCGCAGATGCCCCGTGATTTCAATATCACGCGCCTCAATGGTGCTGGAAATGTAGCTTTCACCATCCTGCCCCATGGTGGTTGCGGTGTTAACCTTGTTGCTCACATCGTTCATACCGTCCACATCGCGCGATACATTCACATGAAAGTCTGACAGCACGGAAAACTCAATGGTTTGCCCAATACTGTTTGTGTAATACAGCCGCTCTATCACCGCTTCACCCCCTGATTCGGCGCGCGATCACGCGCAATTGTCTGGCGGCTTCCCGCTGTTGCCCGGCATAGCTGGTTTCGTTGGCATATACATTTTGCGTGATGCTAACACCACCGCCGATTGAACCGCTATGCGATTCTTGTTGTCCAACAGCCAGCTTTGCAGTTGCAACCTTCGCGCTCTGGTTCAGCCGTTGTTGGATCGTCCGCTCCGCCATATCCATTTTGCTGGAGAAACCCTGACTATACCCATCCGCCGCATAAGCGCCGATCTCAGCAAAAACGCGGCTAGGGCTACTGATACCCAACGCGTCCTTGGCCGCCTGAATGGCGCTTCTCATCAGATTCGTGATTGCCTCTGTCACCGCTTGGCTTTTACTTGTGAGGCCAGCTATGAAGCCGTCCATATTTTGCTGTCCGAGCAGAGAAAAGCTGTTGTACAGTGATAATGTTCCCTTTGCGCTGTTGGCTATGCCAGTTGTAGCAGTGGTTGTCTCCCTCTGTTTGCTTGTTATCCCATTATTAAAGCCTTGAATATTTCCAGCTCCCAATCCTGACAGTTTCATTGTGAGCGCCGTCGTAACCGCCGTCTGGATCGCTTCGGCGGCCGTTGTGATGCTCGTTTTCGCCGTATCATCCTGCATGCCTTCGGTTAGCCCCGCTGTGATATCCTCACCCACAGGGTTCATTACCTTGGCCGGGCTGTGGCTTTCAAACACCGCGCGTGTCTGGGCAATCACCGCGTCCCGCAGGCTGGTGAGCTGCTCGGCGGTGAGTGTGCCCGCAGCAGTGCCAATTCCGCCTGTGATGCCACCCACCAGGTCAGCACCCACAGCTTGGCCCCGCGCCATCATGTCGATACTCTTCAGCGCGTTTTCCAGGCTCCCGTCCAGCGCGGTTACATCAAGGTTTTCAAGGCTCCCGCTGTCAAGCATCGTTTGCAAGTAGGCCAACATTGGGTTATCCGTTAGCCCCTCCGCCTGACCGATTTTCTCCTCCATGGAGGCGCGCATCTGCATCAGATAGCTGTCGATCTGGGTATCAAAGCTGGCAGGGTCGGCAAACATCGCGCTAATCTCTTCCTGCGATAGATCAAGCCCCAAATAGTTTTTCAGGTTTTCCGGTGTCAGCAACGCTTTCTTTTCATCCACTTCCAACCCTTCCCCGCTGGAAAGGCTCTGGATAAACTGCACATACTGGTCATACAGACCCGCATAATTTTCAATCGCGGCAGCTGCTTCCGGATTGCTCTTTGCCATTCCGTCAAACAGCTTTTGTATCGCCGCCTGCTGCTCTGCAAACACCTGCGTATCCACCTGCTCATCTGCCGCGAACACGTCTGCCATGTCCTGCCTGGCTTTCAGCAGACTGTCTTTGGTTTTTGCAGATTCGTCCGCCGTCAGCCCGCCTTTTTTCAGGGTCGCTTCCCAGGTGTCGATATCCGTTTGCAACTGGGCAATGGCGCTCTCGTTGGCGGCGTGCATGTCAGCAGCTTTATCGGTGGAAATTTGCTTGGTGTATGTAACGGCTGTACCGAAGTCCTTTTCGGTGCCCTCTCCGTTTTCCACCCGGTTCACACGCGCCTTGGCCACCTGTATGGCGCTGTCCTGCGCCTCGTTCAGCCGGATTCGCACCTCTCCGATCTTGTCCAGCAGCGTGTTCAGGTTCTCGATTTCGGCTTCAGTCGGAGTGCGTCCATCTTTATAAATCTCTTTGGCCAGCGCGATATAATCATTCCTGTAGCCTGTCAGCTCGTCTATCAGGCCCTGCGTTTTGGTACTCAGACCATTTGCAAGCTCCGTCGCGCGCTCTTTGCTGTAAATGCTGTTGCCATTGTCATCCACAATCGCCAGCAGGCTTTCCTGAAAATCTTTCTTCTGCGTTTCCATGGTTGCTGTGGCAGTGTCGATATCCGGCTGCACAATATCCGTGACATATTTGGAGATTGCCTTGTATTCTTTTTTGCCAATCTTTGCACCCCCGGCACTGTCCTCATCCAGAAAACCCTCCAACTGTTCTTTCAGGCTGGTGGTGTCGGCGCTCACCGTTATGCTGATTTCGTGGGTTTTGTCCGCTGCCGCGATCCCATCATTGATGCCGCTTGTCACCGCGTCCACGCTGGTCTTCGGCACTTCCAGCTTCAGCGCTCTGAGCTTATCATCCATCGTCTGGTAACTGGATGCCAGTGCGATCACCCCGGCAGTCAGCGCCGCCACCGCAATGCCCACTACCATAGCGGGGTTCATGGCCATTAGAGCGATCAACGCGCCTGC